GTCCTGGTTGCTCCACAACAACTGATCCTCATGCAATGTGCCGCGCGCACCAAGTTGCCTAGTCATCATCATGGCGTAGTTTTTGGATGAACTTCCGTAAACAACACCAGAATGGACAAAACTAGGTCCAAAGTACGTCTTCCAACTTCTGTCATAACACTCCCAGCTGGTTGGCATAGCTAGGGTGTGTAAGAAGGCAGTGCTCACTTCGTCAAGACCTACGAATCGGTTGTTGAATATGTATGGAACATCACAACACTCTACAGAATCGCAGCGGAAAACCCCGACTTGGTGAACACCACCTCCTTCTAGTTTGGCATCCCGCGAGGTACACTGCAACCCAAGCCAGATGCGCGATCTAGCTCTTGCATCCTTTCAATTTTTTGAAAGGCGTACCTTACGGAATTATTAAGTACCTCCACATCTACATCAGGAAACTTTTGAGAGCATGGGTAAAACCAAGCTCGACCAGCTCCTGTGGACTGAAGAGACACACCCCGAAATTTGGATAAGCAATATGAAACGATTTGCTTATCAACCTCACTCTGGACGACGTATGGTCTGCCCAAAGGAAGTGTACTAAGTGGAGGACCAAACAAATAAGATGTCACACTATTCAAGTGCAGAGCTCCGGAAGGATAATCATTCTCAACGTGTGAACGGAGAGTAAGGAACTTCCACAACCCCCAATGACGAACATCGTGCACTGGACAATCTATAACACACTCAACATCCCTGTAGTGAATAGGGACGGTTTCAGTAAGGTCACTAACAAGTGTGACCTCCTCGTCGTTGACATGAACGACAGGAAGACTGAACAATGAGGTGCGGATTACTGAGGCAGCCTCTTGCCCAGAAATCTTAAACGGAATAGTGGAGTGATGTGTGCGCCAAAGTCCCTCAAGGATGAGTCGCTTCTCAGGGGAAACTACTAAAATACCTTCACGGACTAGATCGTACTCATCTAATAACTCTCGAACAGAGCTATCTCTCCAAAACTCCTCATCAACACCTCCAATATCAATACCAGCACACGAATCAGTGACACTAGACGCGGTGTCACTGCAACTGTGTTTTCTATTGGAACGTCTGTTACGACCAACAGAGAGAGCCACTTGGGCAACTCTATTCTGACTTAATGGTAAGTCATTTACAGGCTTGCTATGCAAGTCAACTTTATTCTTCAGGGTGCGGTTCGATGTTTGAATTGATGCAGCGGACTGGTAACACTGGTTTACCTTGGCCAGCTGGTTGTGTTTCTTCATATTGGAGGTGGGGTGTGGGGAAATGCTACTTCCTGTAGCTAGGGGTCTCTGACCAAATATTGGTTGATAGTCCAAATCTAAGCGGTACTGTTCCCGAAGTCAAGGTGTTTGAAAAAACCACCTGAAAAAGTGCACTATACAGATACACCATGTGGAATACCACAATTCTCACTAAGTGAGGTAGCCAGCTAGCACGGTTGTATTTTAGAGATACAACTAGAACTCATAATGAAGGTGTGAATCACAATAATAAGGCAATGCCGGACATAATAGCCCGACCAGTTGGAGATTCCACAAAGCCAGCAATCTGGTTGACAGCATCGCCTGCTGTGGTTGCAAGGTCCTTTGCAACGTCCAACCAATTAACTTTGGGTTGGGAGTTGACCACCTGCAACGCAGACTCCACAGTGGCACTAGATCCTATGTTGGTGGGCATCGACCCGGAGGCTATAGGAACGTTGTAACCGGTGGTTCCGGATAAAACAGGTGGAGTGCCTTCTAAGTGATAAATGTACTCAACGTCGAAACAATTGATAGATACTGGTAAACCCTCTGCGAAAAAGAACACAGAAACACCACCGGTGCACTGAGTTGCCTCGATCGCACCGCTACCACTGGAATTCTGAGAAAGACCAGTCGTGGCACTAAATGCGTCAGAACCAAGGAAATTGGTGCCGTTGATCTTGGTTGAGAGGCAAGCATTCTTAAACTCATAAAATATGGGGTGAACTGGGGTGAGGACTATATCCAAACCACCATTCATCAACTCGGTAACAGTCATAGAGCGACCTGTTGGTAGACTCATGATCTCAGAGGTGAACAATGATGGATTACCAGTACAGGTATTTGTGGCGTAACTAGCGCCAATGGTATTGAACTCCGTGGCAGCCTGATAACTAGGAACAGTGGCAGGTGATGGAGCTAAAGCTACATAAAATTTGCCAGTGGCGGACAGCGGTGCCTGAAGGTTCAAAATGCGCACACCAACGGAACAAACACGAAATGTGCTGTACACAGCGCTAAGTGCGGCAGGAGTGGAAGCTCCATATAGAATGGAGTTAGAAGCGATATTGGACAGTGAAGTAGAACCGACGCTCTGTGTACCTGCCGTGTCGGACCCAGTGTCAATAAATGATAACAACGGGTTTGGCAAGTGAATGAAGCCACACTGGCCACTAGAATTACTCTTTAATGTGGTGGTACCATGAAGATGATAAACCGACGTGGGAAAGGAGTAAATATCCGGCACCCTGACACCTTCCGCACAACTGGCAAAAGGTTTTAACAACGCAAATGAGAAGTCCATTACTTGTTTGTGATGGGGTTTCATTGATTTGTATCGAGTCATGGTGGAGGTTCGGGCAGGGGTGGACTTCTGGGTGTGCCGAGAAGGAGCTTGCGTCTTCTTGTGTGCTATCTTTTTCTTCTGAGATAGCGTAACAGGTATGTTT